AACCAATTTCCTTTGAACTCGAAAATCACTATTTAGTTAGATTTGCATCCGATAGTGGATTAATCCACTACTGTTTTCGAAACACGGACACATTTCAAGTCTAAATAGAATTTTAAAGCTATTTATTGTTCTTAGATCTTCTCTTTTGTTTTCTGGCTCTATCATTCATAACTTTGGCCTTTTTGTTATTACTAATTTGAGTTGCCCAGTGAGGGTTATCAGATAAACATAGTTTAGCTATTTTCATAGCACCTAAGTCATCTAATAATCCAACTGTAGTAACCTTATTAATTATAACATTAAAAGGAACAGAGTAGTGATAGTCCCACATGAAGTATCTTATTGGATCATTTCCATCAAGCTTATTCAGTTCTTTGAATTTATTAAATTCTTCAAGCCATTCATCACCTAGATAACTAGGCATGTTTGAACTTGACATACCCGAATTAAAGAAGTCAATAATATATGAAATATTAAATCCTTCTTTAAACGGATTAAGAACTGGAAGATGATGTAAATGAATAGGAATAGGAATTTGATTTCCAAATCTATTTCTTTTTCTCCATTTAAGTACTTCTACAGAGGCGAAAGCTATGAACCTATCAATAGTGATATAAATTAAGATTGGAAGAGAGATAAGGGAAGCAAGAAGCGACGAATAGATCGCCAGTGTATACCTAGAATATAAATGATAAATATTCATTCTTGAACGAGGGTAAGGAATTACCCAAGTCAAAAGTGAAAATTCATTTAGAATTTTAAGAAGTTCGCTGTAAACGGACTGAGGTTTAGCTGAAAGTTTTTGAAGTTCCCAGGCATAAGTACCTGAGATTTCATCTAATTTCAGCCCAAGAATGGTTTCAACCAAATATTCAAAATTAGCTTTCACTGAAGAAAAGTTATCACCACTTACAGTAAGTGGTGTAACTTCAGGATTACTATCTTTTGGATTTGGCCAAAGACCACCTTGTGGACCTAGTATACAAAAAGTGTAAAGGTAAAGGGATACTCCATTTTTATTATAGAGTACTCCTAAAACTTTAAACAATCTATTAAGCATATCGCTATAAACAAAAGATTTCTTATTTAAATCTAAGTAAACACTCACTAAATAGAGAGGGTCTCTAATAGCATTAACTAAAGCTTTTGTTCCAATTGGGGAAAGTTCATAAACTTTTCCAAAACAATTGAAATAAATTCTTTTAGCGAATTCTATTACGTTTCCACTAAATCCTTTAATAGGATTAGTTTCAACACCTAGATCGTCTAATAAGCTTTTATAAATAAGCGCTGCTGAACCGACTTTTATTGCAACATCGTCTCCTAAAACCGCATATTGTCCAGTTGAAGGAACATACTTAACATTCGCAAGTATCAAAGCTGCTTGATTAACAACATGGTTCGTCAATGCTAGCATATTAAATGATGAATAGGCTCCCATAGGTTGCCCTACCGAATATTTCACATTTTGTCCTAATTCAGGAACAAAATACGGTCTATCCAATATTTGCATCCATAATTTACCATCAATACCAATGGCATCCAAAATGTCTGCTTGTAATTTAACAGGCAGTCTATCGGTAGCATTAGATAAATCTATACTATCAATAGGATCATTTAGAGAACCAATAATATTGGGGTTAAAAAGTAATGCATCTACTGGTTTAGATTGAGCAAAAGTACCATCTTCTGGTATATTTTGCAGAATATTTGATAGGTGATCATGTAAAGGTTTTAAAAGCATTTGTGTCCACCAGTCGGTAATACCGACGACTCTAGCTTTTTGTCTTGCTTCTTTAACTATTGAAAGTCTACCTAATAATAAATTTTCTAAAGCTTTTACACCAAGTACATCAAGAATTGGATTCCAACTTGCGTTAGAATCCCTTAATGTCTTAAGTGGAAGTTGAAGAAATTTAAATATTATATATGGTAAAACTAACAATAGACTAAAGAAAACAAAAGTAAAAAGTAGAGAGTGGAACTTATACTTGTAACACCATCTTACATAACACAACCAAATGGAAGGATTATCCATCATAGCTAGTAAATCTAAACCAATTGAAGTTAAAACAAGTGAGCTATTAGCCCCAGCCTTAGAAGGAATAAAGAATTTAGGTGTTTTAAAACTTTTTAAAGGTTTAATTCTAAGATTTCTTATTGATTGTAAAATCAAACCAATATCTAGAGTATTACTTTTCCCTTTAAAGGGATCGGTTATACTACCAAATTTTGGCTTATGAAATCCTGAAATACCTCTAAAAAAAGTTAAAATACTGAAAAAGGCTCTAATAATATTAATAATATTATCATCCTCCTTTCCGTGTTTTAGTAAAACAACTAAATCTCTAATCTTCTTAGGCAGGGCCCTTGGTATACCTGACTTACTAATTGACACCCAAGTTTTTAAATCTCTAGTCTTTTCATTAGATAGATATACTAATGTAAGTCTATAGACTTCTGCCCAGTATTTAGTGGAATTTATCACACCTGAATTTTTCCAAAATTCGGATATGGTATTACCAAAAGATATAAAGACAGATCTAAAACTAGCTTGAATTCCGAGTAAATAGGAAACTAATAAGATTAGTCTATTTAGTTCCCTTCTTCTCATAAATATTCTATCCTTCTTTCTTTCACCTTTCAGATGATTAAATTTTGGGACTTGTCCTAAAATTAACCATTTAAAAATGATGTTAGAAAAGGAAAAGAATAAAATGATATAAGAAAGGAATCTAGATAAAACTAATAATATTAGGTTTATAACACCATTGAATAATTGTAAATTGTTTGTAACAGTTTATGATTTGAAAATGGATGTTCTACTATTAACCTCGGTCTTTTATAGCTACAGGCGTGTTAAGCCCGTATAGCCAGGAAGCGGTGTTAGGAACTTCCAACTTCAGAATAATAGCAGAGTTGTCTTTACAACCATTAGGCTACGTGCATTATCCTAGTTCTCACTAAGATAAAGTCTGGTGATCGCAGTTCTTAAACTACTGAAGGCCATAGACGCACAGGTTTTGCCAAACCTCTACTAAAAGTACCTTTACAAGAAGAAAATAATAATCTCCTCGAGAGAGGCACAGTTAGCGATAGTAGGGGCCCG